GCTGCTGTTTTGAGCTTCCGCTTCATAGTTTCGCCGTTTCTTTTTTGGCCTTACTTTTGGCCGTTGTCTTTTTAGCCGTTTTTACAGGTTCGGCCATCCCACGTTCGCAAAGGCGTTTGCCCTCGGCGGGGGTGGTGTCGTATATATCGCCAGGCTTTAAACTTACTTCCGGCCCCGACATTGCAATTTTGAGTTTAACTTTCATAATAAAAAGGGAGCCATTGCTGGCCCCCTTCCTTTCCATTACGGCTTAAACTTACGCCATTACAAGGTGTTTAACTGCACTGGTATCCAACAACGCGCCATCCGCACGGTTGAAACCAAACAGTGCAACTTGCAGGTATTCAGCATAACGCTCTGCTAAACGCATCATTTGTACGCCATTGACGCGGCGAATCATATAAGCGCTGTGATCGCCAAACGTTGCTACCTTTTTGCCGGTTGCAATTGAGTCATAGCCCTGGTCGATAACATAGCGATAACCCGCAATAGTTGCCGGGGCACCTTCTGCCAGGCTAGGACGCCAAATTGGGCGACCATCTTGATCGTCCAAATCTTCCAACGCGGCCAAGGTGCTATCGTTAAAACAGAAAGCGCCCATACCGTTAGCACGGTATGCCGGGTCGATTGAATGGATTAATTCATTCAAATCTTTGAACGTAATCAAGGCTGCTGCTGCTGCTGCTACACCAGTGGAAGCCGTTAAAATACCTTCTGGCTGATTTGAGCCTGTACCCGTCGCAAAATGCGTGGCCTGAATGCGACCTAAGCGCTTGCCAAGTAATCGACCAATAAAGGCGTCTAAATTTACTTGGTTATCTTGCAACAACTGCAAACTTAGGCGAATCATTTTTGAACTGTACATATAAGCGCCAATATTCTTTTGGCCCAGTACAGTATCTTGCTCGCTAATGGCTGCATTTTCCGCCACGATTTCACCGACATTGCCGGTATCATCGTTGGTTGGGAAAAGAATATCCGAACCCGTGCCAGTAGTTACTACGGTGGCCAGCGCTTCCATACCACCAAACATTTTCATGTTTTCGATGATGCTTGTGGTTAAGGAATCATGCGCGGCAAAACCGCCAGCGGTGTTGGTGCCTACGGATTGGGCGCGACTTTCCGAACCTTCGTAACGCTCTTGTAACAAACCGCGCTGTTCGGCAGTGACGTTAGCCATACCGCCAGCCATATAGGCACGAAAAGCCGCGCTATATTTTTCGTCGTCGGTTTTCTCATCAGTGCGCTGCTCTACTGGCTGCTGGCCAGGTAACGTGGTGCGCTGCTCTTGTGGCAATTCAATATCACCCAAGTCGGCGCTGGCGTCTTTGGCACGTTGTACGCGCTCATCCAGGTCGACAAGGTCGGCTTTCATTCCGTCCCATTTGCTTTTTTCTTCTGAACTAAAACCACGTTCTTCGGTTTCGGCTTTGTCGTGCATTCCTCGCATTTCTGCGGCTAGCGCATTGCGCTGTTCTAACAGTTTTTTTAATAACATAATATTTTACTCACAAAAAAACCCGTACTAAGACGGGTTGATTAATGGCCGTTATTGGCCTTTTAGGTTGTGTAAATTTAAATCGGTAAAGACCGACGGCTATTTACAGGGGGTAAAAACCCCCGCCAATAAATCTAATTCACGTTTGCGGGCTTCGGCTTCAATACTGTCCCCCGCCTTTACCTTTTCTTCGTTAAATTTTTCTAAACTCCGTAAAGCTACACTAGCCTCTGGATACGCTGGATAAGTAACCGGGCTAACGTCGAATAGGCGACCAAATTTAGTAATAGTTCTAATTGTTCTGCCTTCTTCGTCCTCGCTCCAATCATCATTTTCGACCGTAAAGCCAAAACTGGATTGTGTTACGTCGCCGCGTTCCATACTTACCGACAGGTCACGGGCATAACTGGTGTCGGGCATGTCGATTTCGTAACGCAAACCATGCTCGTCAACGCTTAGGGCTAACGTTCCAGCACCGTTACGGCCTAGAATTAAGTTACTATCGTGGTTAAACAGCGCCCTTACGTCGTCATCTAATACGCCTTCAAACGCACCTGGGGCGATAACTTCACGAAAACCGCCAAGGTTTTCCGATAATGAATTAAAAACCGCGCCATAACCGACTGCACGGCCTTCGCCCTGTTCGTTTTTGCGTAATTCAACTTTGCCAGTAATTACCCGGCGTTCTTTTTTGTCTTTCATTTTAAAAGCTCCGTTAATATTTCTTCGGCATCTATTTGTTTAAATGGTGGCCGGTTATCTAACCAGGCTCGAAAGTTTGTTAGCTTTTTGCTGCTATCCTGGCCGCTTATATAGCTGATAGACTCCAAAAGCGGGGCCGCATGGCGCTCTAACGCATCGCCCACACCATTTGTATAGCGTTTTAATAGCTCATCCGCATCGCCTTTAGCCTTGCTGTTAACGGCGTTAAACCAGGTTGCCAGCGCTTCCGAAGCCCGCTTAGCCACTGGGGCCAATACTTCCAACCCGCGTTCGTCGTTTTCTGGCTCTGCTGGCACTACTTCGGCAGGCTCTTGCCCCGCTATTACCATGTTAAGTGGCACTAAAAAGCCGTCTAAATCATCTTCGCGGTCTAGGTCTTCCAATTCACGCACTTCGTTACGGTTTAACCAGCCGTCATTAATAGCCTTACCGTAGGCGTCATACCGATCTTTTTGGGTGCCGCGCAATAAGCCGTTAAAGTTAAATTTAAAGAAGTATTTGCCGCGCTCGTTTTGGCTTAATAGTTTGCGGTTTAATTCTTGCTCCCATTTCAATAACCAGGGCGCTATTGAGTAGCGCAAAAATTCTATAGATTGCTCGCTAATGTTGTTAAAGCTGGATTTCTCCAAATCTCGCAACATGTGGGGCGGCACGTTAAAAATACGGGCTATTTCAGCAACCTGAAATTTTCGGGTTTCCAAAAATTGTGCATCGTTAGGCGCTATAGCTATCCGGCTATATTTCATGCCTTCTTCTAATACTGCAACACCCTGGTAGCCAGAACCTTTTAACTTATCCCAACTGTTTTTAAGTTTAGTTCGCGCTTCGTCGCCTAAACTCTTTTCAATTTCCAACACGCCGCCAAGACTTGCACCATTACCGAAAAACTCCGCGCCAAACTTAGTGGCGGCAATAGATAAGCCTATGGTTTCAGCGTGTACGGTAATCGGTGAATGGCCCTGTAAACCATCAAAGCCAAATGCCGGAATATGTAAAATCTCTTCTGGCTGGACAACGTATTCCTTGCCGTTTATCTCGGTTAGGTAATACAGCTTGCCGCTATCTTTATCCCGCGCCGGGCGTGTTTTGTCCGGTAATAGGTTTTCCAGCGCCAGGGGACGACCGCTACCAGTACCCCGGCTAATGTAGCTATAACCATTGCCAAAGCCTAAGATGTGGCCCTGCATAGTTTCACGCCAAACAATGCTTGTAGCGCTTTCGTTGGGGCTTTCATGCAATAAACTATAAAGGGGGTGATCTGTCGCCGGTTTCCGGCCCCTTTCGGTGCGTTCGTATAGCTGCAATGGCAACTGGCCGACCGTTTCTGAAATTAAGCGTATAGCCGCATATACGGCGGTGTCGCTTAAAGCGCTTGTGCCTGTGACATTGATCTTTGCGGCTGTGCTATTAACGCCGAATAGACTTCCCATTCTTTCTATTATATTTGCGGCGCTAATTTTAGTTTGGGGGTTTTCCAAACTGGCGCGTTTTTCACGGCTAAATAGGTTCATAAGATTAATAGTTCTTCCGTTTCGTATACGCTGGTTTCATCTTCGGCCAACATGGCCCGCCCAACAGCCATAATTAACGCTACAGCCCCATCTATTTTTGCGTCGTTCGTTTCTTTTGTGGGCCTTACAACGTCATCGTTGCCTGGTATGTTTTTGCCAACCACATTAGAAAGGCACCAGGTTATTAATGGGTGCCCGTCATGGTGAAAGCGACCAGCGGTTATAGCCGCTTCCAATTCTTTCATCGGGTCGCTCAGATTTGTGTAATTCTGAACAATCGTTACCGGATTTAAGCCTTCATCGTCTAAATCGTGACTAAGGCCGGTTGCGCCGTGCGGGTCAATGCCGATTGAGTTAATCGGTGCCAATAAATTAGCGTCGATACATTCGGCCAAGATTTCGCGGTAGTCGATTTCAGCCCCGTCGGTTGTTAACAAATCGCCAGTGTTTACCCATGTCTGGTAACGCTCGGCAATCTTTTTGTTATCGGTTTTGAATACGGTATCTTCTGGAACCCAAAAACGCGGGCCAACGCTGTAATAATGTCGCTTGCCGTCGATCATACGAACAAACAAACGCGCCATACTGTTAAAGTCTAATTTTCGGGCTAAATCTAAGCCCAAATAACATTCATGGCCTTCAAACTGGTCAAGCGTTAACGTCGTATCTTCACATTTTCCCCAATCAACCATATTAAAAAAGGCTTCTTTAGAGCTAACCCAAACGTTTAAATGCTTGGTTTTAAACGTGTTTACAAAACGCGGATTATTAATTGCGCGTTGCTGTTGGCTATAAAGGTAATCTTCATAAACGCTAACTCCCATATTTGGGTTAGCCTTTCTTAATACAGCTGGATCTGTCCAGTCGTCGCTATCGTCTATTGTATAAATAATTCCGAATAGCTGCGGGTCTGGTGTCGTACCTTCCAGCATATCTATAACCGCCCGGCGTTTGTCATAACAAGGGCTTTCTATGTCATAACCCGCCGTCGTTATGGTATAAACCATTGGCTCGCTTCGTGCCCCCATACCTGAAAGCATTGTTGTATAAAGCGCGTCTGTTCGGTGTTCGTGGTATTCGTCGATTAGGGCGCAACTAGGGCTTTGCCCGTCGCCTGGGTTGCCTATCAATGGCTCGAAACGTGCGCCGTCGCCGTGCCGCACCAGCGACTTTGCATTTACTTCTATGCCGAACTTTTCGCATAAATACGGTGTCCGTTTTGCCATAAGTCTGGCGGGCCTAAAAACTTCCCATGCCTGTTTTTCACTTGTTGCGCCGCTGTAAACTTCGGCTCCGAACTCATCGGCTGCGGCAAACATATACAAGCCAACGCCTGAACCTAAAACCGATTTACCGTTTTTACGCGGCACCTCGTTATAGGCTTCACGAAAACGTCGATTGCCTGTTTTTTTGTGAACCCAACCAAACGCAACAGCAAAAACAAAACACTGCCAAGGCTCCAAATCTATTAATTGCTTTTTAAATGCCCACTCGCCTTTAGTATGCGGCAATAACTGAACAAAGGCTAAAATACGCTCGGCCTTTTCCGCGTCGAACTTGTAAGGGTATTTTTTTAACTTGCTGTTTTTTAAATCGTCGAGTTGTCGCTGACAAGTCAGACGCACATAACGTCCCGCTGCTATCCTTCCAGCTACAACATCGCGGGCATACTTATTCGCGGCAGTAACGCTTGGGTGTTTAACAGCCATAAATTAACGACATAAAAACCCGCACTAGGCGGGTTTGGTTAATAAAAAAAGGGGTGGCAACGCTGGTTGAACCACCCCTAAAACTTGTCGAAAGGGTTTGTTGATTTTTCACTACCTTGGCCAGTTAATCGACCACGGCTAGCTGGGTCTAAACCTAAATTACCGCCAAATCTATCTATTTGGTTTAGAGCTTCGTTAGCTGCTGTGCAAGCCGGGTTTTTAATTGGCCCGCCGGTTGCGCCGACCACTACCAGGCCACCGGCATCTATTTCGTCTTCTGCCATTCTCCAGCGTTTATAAGCCTGGCAAAAGGCTTCTAAATTATGAAGGTCTGTTACCGCCAAAACTTTTTGTTTGCAAAGTTGCGGGCAAACGGTTTGCCACATTTCACGGGCCAACCCCTTTAATTGTTCGGGCGGTTCTACCGCCGTTAAAATCGTGTCAAACTCAACGGCATCGGGGTTATAATGCTGACTACCCGTTAATTGTTTTTGTTTATTTGGTTTTTTCTTGGCTCCGCCCCCAGGCTTTCTGGTTCTCCCAAGCGGCTTTCCATCATCTTTTTTGGCCATTTATCAACCGTTTTAAAT